GATTGGTGAGAAGGCTATTGCCATCTTCACTGGTGAATCAGAACACTTTGGCGAACTCAAGACGCTCATCGACATGGTTGAAGACGGGCGGATGACAGATAAGACAACCTATAGTGAGATGGATAAAGACTTTACACAACTTGTAGAAGAAGAGACAGGCGAACCGGACTTCCCGTTCGGCTGGGACCTCTTATCAGAACATCTACCCGGCATGGACAGAGGTAACCTCGGCATCATCTTTGCTCGTCCAGAGGTAGGTAAGACAACATTCTGTGCGTTTCTTGCCGCGAACTACGTAAGGCAGAAGCAGAAGGTAGTCTATTGGGCGAACGAGGAACCGGCTGAGAAAATCAAGCTGCGTATCATCCAGTCCTTTTTTGAACGTACCCGACAGCAAATGGTCGAGGAGCGACATTCCCTGCAACAACGCTACGAAGAAGAGGTTGCGCCTTACCTCGTGGTGATGGATTCGGTAGGCACATCTATGGAAGAACTGAACGAGTACGCCCAGCTTAACGAGCCGGATGTTATGTTCTGTGACCAGCTTGACAAGTTCAGGGTTGCTGGCGAGTTCAATCGTGGTGATGAACGCCTCAAGGAGACTTATGTAGTTGCGCGGGAGATTGCCAAGCGTAACAAACTTCTGATATGGTCAGTGTCACAAGCCAGCTTCGAGGCACACGACAGGCAGTTCATCGATTACGCCATGTTGGATGGGTCGCGTACAGGCAAGGCTGGTGAGGCAGACGTTATCATCGGGATAGGGAAGACCGGAACATCCGAAGAAGAGAATACAGCACGACACATCTGTATCTCTAAGAACAAACTAAACGGGTGGCATGGAATGTTTACCAGCCACATTGATGTACACACAGGAGTATACTACTGATGAATAAGTTACAAGATAAGTTCCAACAGTTTCATGACAATAATCCAAAAGTGTGGGAACTATTTAAGATGTTCTCTTTTGACGTAATACGTTCAGGTAGAAAGCACTATAGTGTTAACGCAATCTTTGAACGCATACGATGGCACACAGATATAGAAACAAAATCAAAAGATTCCTTTAAGCTGTCTAACAACCATAGGGCATACTATGCTAGAATGTTTAATGAAGAGTTTCCAGAGTATGGCAACTTCTTTAAGACAAAGAAACTGAGGTCAGAATGAGAGTCTTAACGTTTGACGTAGAAACAACCCACAAGGAGAAGCCCAATGGCTCATCTACACCCCTGCCATACTTCGGAAACACACTGGTATCTGTGGGGTTCAAGTGGCTTGGTAACGAGAATGTACATTACCTATGTTTTGACCACAGCACAGAACCGCCAAGCCGTGATGGCTTCAATATATTCCAAGATGCCCTGAACCTTGCTGACGTGGTTGTAGGCCACAACATCAAGTTCGACTTGTCTTGGATACGCGAATGTAATTTTAAATACGAGGGTAACGTATATGATACTATGGTTGCGGAATATATTTTGGCGAAAGCCCGGCGTTGGTCTCTCAGCCTTGCTGCTGTTGCAGGGAAGTATGGTGGAGTGCAAAAGGAGAAAGACCTCATCACGCCGTACTTCAAGGAAGGCAAAACATTCTTTGACATCCCGTGGGACACGATAGTAGAATACGGCATCGCTGACGTAATCGCTACAGAAGATGTAGCTGTAGCACAACTCAAAGCCTTTGGCTCATCGTTTGAGGAACTATTCAATGACCTTAATACCAACACTAAGATTATCGCTTGAGATGACAAACGTTCTGGCTCACATCGAACAGAACGGCATCAAGATAAACAAGACAACACTAGCTGAGATTCGCGAGGAATACGAGCAGGAACTGTTCCAGCTAGAACGCAGATTAAACGAACTAGCCGCGAACGCGATGGGTGATACTCCCGTCAACCTCGACAGCCCAGACGACAGGTCTATGCTGATGTACTCTTGCAAGGTTGCTGACAAGAAAGAGTGGGCAGTCCTATTCAACTTGGGGCATGAGATGCGTGGCGCAACTAGGAAGCCTAAGATGCGTAGGCGCATGTCCCGCGCAGAGTTCAAGGGTTACGTGCTGCGGGAAACTGATGTAGTCTACAAGACCATAGGCTCACAATGTTCACACTGCAGGGGGAAGGGGCGTTACAACCCCTTGAAGAAAGATGGCACTGTTGGAAAGGCTGTTAGGATTTGTCGCCCGTGTGGTGGTAAGGGCGTGGTTTATGAGAGTACGGGTGAGGTTGCTGGCTTCAAGATGGTACCACGCGATACGTTTGATGTTGCGGCGGGTGGCTTTAAAACTGACAAGGAAACCTTAGAGGATATGTCGTTGTCCTTGCGTGGCGATGCCCGTGAGTTTGCCCAGTCCTATATCCGCTACTCAGCCCTGCGAACCTACCTGCGTTCCTTCGTTGAGGGGATGGAGAACAACATGGATGATAACGGCTTCATCCACACAGAGTTTATGCAGTGTGTGACAGCGACAGGCAGATTATCCAGCCGTAATCCTAACTTCGAAAACATGCCGCGTGGCTCTACCTTTGCTATCCGCCGGGCTGTAGAAAGCCGGTTCGAGGGTGGGCAGATACTTGAGGGCGATTACAGCCAGCTTGAGTTCAGGGTTGCTGGCTACCTTGCCAACGATGACGGCATCCTGACGGACGTAGAAGCCGGTACAGACGTGCATAGCTACACTGCTAGTGTGATTGGCTGTACAAGACAGGAAGCGAAAGCCCACACCTTCAAGCCGCTCTATGGCGGTGTTAGCGGGACAGAGGACCAGCAACGCTACTACCGGGCCTTCAAGGAGAAGTACCGGGGCGTTACGAACTGGCATAAGGAACTACAAAAAGACGCCGTGACCAAGAAGGAGATTACCTTACCGTCAGGCAGACAGTATGCTTTTCCAGATGCTAAGTGGACTGAGTGGGGTACAGCCACCAACCGCACAGCTATCTGTAACTATCCCGTACAGGGATTTGCCACGGCTGACCTATTGCCGATGGCTCTTGTTAAACTGCATCACGACATGAAGGATATGCAGTCTGTTATTTGCAACACAGTACACGACTCGATTGTAATTGACGTGTATCCGGGTGAAGAACAGCAGTGCATAGAGGTTATGTCTAAGGCTATGCTGTGTTTGCCGCAGGAGACAAAACGCAGATATAACAAGGAGTACAGTATGCCGGTGGGCATCGAACTAAAAATGGGAAAAAATTGGCTTGACTTGGAAGCCGTCTTTGAGGTATAATCTTTTTACCGTTAACTTTAGCCCAATGGAGAATGACATGGGTAACGATTTGGAACTTGTAACTAATGAATTTGCGATTGATATATCCGATGATAAAGGTGCGTTGCTTGCTGCGCTTGGTCAAGATGGCCTCGCGGAACAAAAACAATCCGGTCCGACTAGCCTTCGTATTAACTATGATGCGGATACTGAAGACGGTCACACCCTGAAGCGGGGAACATGGAAGGTTTGGAACGGTTCAGAGAACGTGTACTCTGACTCTGTTCTTATCAACCCTATGCTCCGTACCTTCGAGTACAGCATCTACGACCAAGAAGAGGGTGCATTTACTTGCCGCTCTGTTCAGCGTAAGAAACTGCAAGAGGCTTTCCCGGATAACTCTGGTGGCATGAAGTGTGGTAGGCTTACACGCGCTGAAGAACAGGACTTATCTGAAGATGACCCACGCCTGTTGCTGAGTAAGTCGGTAACATGTAACATCATCCTGTATGGTCAGCTTGATATGCCAGATGCCGTTAACGCGGCAGGAGAAGCCTCTCCAGTAGAGAACCTGCCATTCGTAGGCTACTTCAAGCGTTCTGGCTTCCGGCCTATCAACGACTTTATCCAGAACAACTTGGGTAACAAGATTCCGCTGCCGACTGCTCTTGTCGAACTGAAGACTAAGCGCATGGCTAATGGTGGAGTAACCTACTGGATTCCACAGCCGTCACTTGTGAAGGAAGTATCGTTTACGCCAGAGCGTAAGGAACTGATGCAGAAGTTCATGGATACCGTTGCCGCCGCTAATAGCAAGATTGTTAGCGAACACAAGGAAGCCGTAAAGCAAACCATGACTTCGGATGATGTGGACCTGTCTGCTAGGTTTGCGTGATGATTGCTCTTGTAGAAGTACAGGACTTTCTCAAGAAAGCTGGGCTGGGGGAGATTGACTCTTCCAGCCTACACTCTCTCATAGAAGAGTTCGGCGAAGACTGTAAGGCGTCCCTTCGTAAGCAACTGTCTCCTAGAGGTGGCTACCGTATCCGTATGTCTGGCTTGGGCCGTCCGCTCTGCCAGCAGAAGATGGAACAACAGGGCCACACCCAAGAGGTAGCTTACAACGACATGATGCGCTTCCTTATGGGTGACCTTGTAGAGGCGGTGGCTGTGTTCGTTATGAAGGCGGCTGGTGTCAAGGTTGTTGATACCCAGACACCCTGCGAACTCGAACTTGGCGGTAAGAAGGTACAGGGTACTCTCGACATTATCCTAGATGATGGCGAGGAAAAGGTTTGGGACATCAAGTCCACCAGCCCGTGGTCTTTCGAAAACAAGTTCTCAGGACGGGGCGGCTACGATGTAATCAAGGAAGACGACCCGTTCGGCTACATGATGCAAGGCTACCTGTACTCTGAAGCACAGGACAAGCCATTTGGTGGTTGGATAGCTATCAACAAGTCATCTGGCGAGTGGGACTTCGTTGAGGCACCAGAGGACCAAGAAGCTGACCGTAAAACGTACATTGCTGACGCTCACAAGCGCGTGGAGAGCCTTCTCAAGGATAATAAGTTCAAAGTACCTTTCGAGGCTGTTGACGAATCCTACACTCTTAAAGGCGAGAAGATTTACACGGGCAACAAGCTGATGCCGAAGACCTGTACCTTCTGCTCCTTCAAGGAACACTGCTGGAAGAACGCAGAGTACACAGAGAAGGTCACATCTAAGGCTAAGTTCCCGCCGAAGGCTTGGTACACCAAGATAGTGAAGCGTGAACTCTGATGCCTGTCTTGTACGTAGAAACATACCCGCTGAAGTTGTTGCAGCTAAATCCTCAGTTGCAGTGTGTGTATGTTGAATCACATGAAGAGAGGGGCGGGGACCCAGCAACCGTGCAGGTTCGCGGGATAGAGAACTCCTTGCCCCTCACCCTTCGTAACAACTACGACGGGACCGGCTATCTACTGTCTGACACAGAAGCACGGGACATACCCCTGATAGAGAGTCAGATTCAAGCAATAACCTATAGATTGAGGATGGGTGCAACCGTATGTCTTCCGACACTCAAACTAAGCGAAGAACTAAACTACCTAGAAAAGCATACACCAAAAGTCGAACAGTATCTCTTAAAGCGGCTGCAAATGATAAAGGGCGGGTTTCCCCTGCAAGAATAATGAGAAATACAAAATATCGTTCTATGTTCGAAATCAACATAGCCAAGTATCTTGCGGAGCGTAGCATTGCGTTTGAATACGAATCGAAGAAGCTAACGTATATACCAAAGCCCCGCAACTACACCCCCGACTTTTACATACCCCATAAAGATTTGTATATTGAAGCGAAGGGTCACCTAGACAAAGGGGACCGCGTGAAGATGTTGCTGATTAAACAGCAGTACCCAGACCTTGATATCCGGTTTGTTTTCCTGAACGCAAACAACAAGATTTACAGAGGTAGTAAAACCACCTATGCTATGTGGGCAACCAAGCATGGTTTTCGGTGGGCAGAGAAAGCAATCCCAGAGGAGTGGCTCAAAGATGAGTGATGATATTCAAAGACAATTAGAAGCAGCCAGCTTGCTGCCAGACAGGTATTACCTTATTCTTAATGAATCTGACGAGGATTCGTTTGCGATGACGGCCTACGATACGACTCAGGGCGACACCATAGACCTCGAAGAAGTACCTGCGGGTATGGTTGTGCTGTCTGGTCTCATCGAACTGATGGAGAATGACTTCGACAGGATTTGGGATGCGGGGGTAGCACGTCTTAGCTTCGTAGCTATGGCGGAATCCTTCAAACCTGAAAGCGAGGAAGCCAGCGAAGTTGTTGACAAGGTTCTGGCCCGTGAAGACAACATAGTCAAGGTTAATTTTGGAGAGCCACAATGAGAGACCAGTGGAACATAAATTACTACCAGAAGAAGGCTACCGAAACCGCCATCTATCCTGAGAGCCACAAGATTGTTTACCCTGCGTTGGGTCTTGCCGGGGAAGCTGGCGAGGTTGCTAACAAGGTTAAGAAGTTTGTGCGCGATGGGTATGACCACGAAGGGTTCGAACAGAAGAAAATCGAACTTGCAAGCGAGATTGGTGATGTGCTATGGTATTGTGCAGTGCTGGCAGACGACTTAGGATATACCTTGCAGCATATCGCGCAGGGCAACATCCACAAGTTAGCTGACCGTGCCAAGCGTGGTAAGATAGGCGGAGATGGAGACAACCGGTGACAAGCTACATGAACATCATGAAGGACATCGAAGACCAAAACGAACAAGCAGGTAAAGAGGCGTATAGCGGCTATGACATGGTTGATAAACCCTTCCACTACAATCAGGCAGGTATCGAGTGCATTGAAGCAATCAGGGCGGCGACGGGTACAGGCTTTGAACAATACCTACAAGGGAACATCATCAAGTACGTCTGGC